CACGACCATCAAGGCCGGCGAGCCGCAGTTGTTCCGATTGACTACAGGCGTCGACTATCAGGCCGTCGGCGTCGCCGGCACCCGGCTCCGCGTCGACATCCTGGAGGGCTAGTCGATGCCGAAGTTAGTCAAGGAAATAACGTCCGGCCAGGAGAACAGCCGCTCCGTCGATGGCGGTCAGTTGGCCGACATTTCGGTGCGGTCATGGCGCGTGATCCTAAACTTGCCCTCGGAGGCGTATGACGTCCAGCAGTCGGTTGGCGTCTATATAGGAGACGCGCACCCAGTCAATACGAAACTCCCGTGCGTATCTATCTCGGAGAAGGCCGAGGGTGACTCTCGCGTCGCCCGCATCGTGACGGCGACGTACCGCACAACGCCGGGCGCCGACCCAGGCAACGACCCCAACAAGCAGCCCCCGGACATCAGGCCAGCGCAATACAGCATCACATCGTCGCTGATGGAGGTGCCGGCGACGTCGTGGCGAAAAGTCGGGCAAATCTGGGCGCCTGACCCTCGCGGTGGGCCGTTTGGAAACGGCCAATGGCAGGATGGCCTTGAAGCGCCAAAGCCGCCCGTGAATCCAACCGGCACAAGGTATGACGGCGTATCAATGCTGGTGCCGATCATTTCAGTCACCATCGACCAGTTCGACAACTATCCGACGCGCCGCCTTGACGATTCTGGCAAGGTAAACAGCGACGAGTTCACATTCCTTGGGCTACAGATCAAGAAATACACCTGTATGCTCCGAAACATTTCGGTGCGCCCTGTTGTCGAAACGCACGGGACAGCGACCTATCGAGGCTTTCAGCGCACTTACGAGTTTGCCATCAAGACTAACGGCGGTTGGCTGATCGAGCAGTTGGTTGAAGGCTTTGACATTATCAACAACGGTCTTGGTCAGGCAGGGGTCGATCAGGGGGCGTTGAATCTTGAGCATGACGATGATCAGATAAAAGGTTGGCCGAATAATCTTCAGTTGGCGGCCGGCACGCAAGGCAAGAAGATGCGGGCTAGAGTCTTGATAAGCGCCCCAGGTGGAAAGGCGATGCAGCGCCCATCCGCCCAGCCGGTCGCGCTCAACCTTGACGGCACGCCGCGGAACGTCCAGAACCCGCCAAACGGAGAGGCGCCAGTGCTGACCGAGCGATACCTGACCCAAGGCACCGTCGCCTTCGGCCCAAACTTCGTCAACATGGGCGTCCGCATCTTCGACATCGTCTGATGGCTGAAAACAAGTCCTACCAATTCGGCCCCGTTCTGACCGACCGCATCATCAGCGTGGTGAAGCGCGTCGACTCGATGCCTTACCAGGCTGGGCTGTCGCGGATACAGACTCGGTTTGAGGATGAGCCGTCCCCCGGCCAAAAGCTCAAGCGCGGCACCTACACCGGCTCGTGGGCCATCGGCACAACGGCCGTCGTAACGCTCGTCGGCTCGACGCAGACCTACGCAGTCACTAACTACTGCATCGACGCCGAGGGCAGCACGGCGTCGTCGGCCTCGTTCAACGTCGTCTTCGGATCCGTCATGGGGACGCAGACGGCGGTCGAGGTTGAGTCGCCACCCAAAGACATAATTCGGGCCTGCACGTTTAGCGGATCATGGGCAATTAACGAAACGAAGACGCTGACATTTCAAGGCAGCACAAACACCGCAGCGGCCTGGAATCAACTATTCACGATAGGAGACGCCTGCACAGAGCAGATAGCGTACATCGCGAAAGTCCCAACCGTCGAGCAACAGAATAACCCCGCCTGGCATTTGCTGAACGTGCAACACCACGAGACGGCCGTAATTACTTCAGTTTCATTAACCACAGCCGCCATCGAGTTCACTCGCATCCGAGCCTGGATTCCCTACCCCGGCGAGACGGCGACGCTCTCGCTCCCCATCTCAGCAGAAACCGCATGCTCGTAATCAACGGCGCGTTGGCCGTGTTCAACGGCCTGATCGTCAGTACCTGTCGGTTTTGGTGCGAGTGCGTTCGCGGCGGCACTTTCTGCAACGGCGAATGCCACTGCGAAGAGGGGCAGGGGCAGGGGCAGTGCTGCAACGACGAGTGGAAAACGGAGCCTGGGTACTGCTGCGGCGACGAAATCTGGAGTCCTGAAAACGACCCAGACGCGCCATGCGAGGAGGGGTGGACGTTCCTGCGGTGGGGCGACGAGGTAGATCAGTGCTGCGGGTGCGTGCCTCCGAACGCCATGAATCCAGAACTGAACGGCGGCATCGAAGGAGCCGAAAACGTCGCGGCTGGCCTGTGCTGCCCTGCGTGCGACGGCGCGATCGTGTTTCGTGACCAGTGGGGGGAGTGTCCTGGCCGGTGCTGCGAAAATGGCAATTGCCAAAGCAAGAAGCCCTCCGAATGCGCCGGGCAGTTTCTTGGCGGATGCTGCGATCTCGGGTGTCCGGTGCCGTGCTGCGACCCAGACGACGGGCATTGCGTGGTTGTCGATCAAGCGACTTGCCCAGCGCCGTCCATTCGCGCCACCTCAAACAGTTGCGATGAAGCGGCCTGCGTAGGCGCATGCTGCGTCTACAACGAAGACGGAGACTACGTCCTGCACGAGTCGTCGCCGACAACGAAGGCGAACTGCGACGGCGTCGGCGGCGAGTTTCAGGGCGTCGGGACGACGCAGTGCCTTATAAGCACGGAGCCTGGATGTCCGCAGAACGCTCGCTGCCGCCCGCCGTTCGACGCCTGCTGCTGCGAAGAAAAAACCAGCAAGGCTGCTGGCCTGACCTTCTACCAGCCACGCACTAAGCGGCTGCCGCCGATCAGCGACACGGTGTGGGTGCGGGTGGAACTTGAATCTATGTCGGCCGTCCGCGTTCACGGCGAACTGTATATCCCGACGCCATACGACCGGTGCGTCCGCGAGACGATTGTGTTTCCGCTGTGCTGGGACGCATTCAACGTCGAGCCGGTGCCGTGCGGTTCCAACTTCCAAGACCTCAAGATCAAGGTGTGCTGGGATTCACCGGCGACCGACGCTGAGACGCTGAAGTTCTCTGGCTGCAACGGCATCACAATTTGGCTGGGCAACTGCCTGTACGAGTGCAAGACGGTGATGACCTACGACGGCCCAGGCCACACGAGCAACGCCAACATCGTAATGCGAGGCGACGGCGAGATTTGCGCAGACGGCACGGGGCCGCTCGTCCTGACGAGTGCCGTCACGCACGCTGGTAACTGCGACCGGACGCTGACGCTGTCGGGTTCTAGCGATCACGCCAACGAGATTCGCAGGATCAATGACCCAGCCGGCTCTGCGCAGTGTCATGCGATCAAGGATGGGACTGGCCGGTGGAGATTGAATGCGCCAAGCAATGTTTTGGAGGGCGTCCTGACGGTAAGGCGCGGCACGCTCCAAATCGGAAACGCTGGGTCACTTGGAAACATGATGCAAATAGGTGGCGATAGCGGCCCTGCCACGGTGCTGATAGAAAAGGATTTGTATGTGGCGTTCGACCCATATGTTTTGCCCGGCTCACAGCCCGTGATAATCGGGGCCATGGCCGACTCCGGCCGGGTGTATATGATCGGCCAAATTAGGATAGGCCGTCCGCTGACGCTGGTAGCCAAGGCGGGAGGAGTCTTTGAGTTCAGGGGGTCATGGGCTGACGGGAACGGGAACCTCCCCGCTGACAATGACATAATTTTCGGCGCAGCAGGCTACGAGGGTGAGTTCTATTTGAACACGGTCGGCAGTGCTGGGACTACTACCGGTCAAGTCACCGTCGCCTATGGCAGTGTGAGGATCGGGGCTGATGATCTGCTCGTCGCGGGCGGCGGGCTGACGCTGGCCTCCGGTGCATCGCTGCGAGTGCAAGGGACCACCTACGGCGGCATCGACCCAACAACCGCCGTGACAGCAGGCACGGCGACCCTGATACTGCAAGAAGAGCCCGGTGATCCAGCGGTGTCGCAGTCCCTGGATGACCTGATAGTGACCGGGACGCTGACAATCACAGGCGGCGGCGACCTGACGGTCAGTGACCTATCCGGTGCTGGCGGCATCGTCAACGAGGCCGGAACGCTGACGCTGAACCAGAACAGCATGACCGGCAGTCTGTCGATCACTGGCGGAACGGTGATCGCCAACGAGCCGATCACCAACCCAGGCGGCCTCGTGACCTCGGCGACGTTTACGAGCAGTACGCTAACGGTGGAGTTTTCAGATGACCCCGAGCCTGAATCAAGATACGTTCTCTTTGCTGGGCCGACAGTTCAGTTGTACGCGCCAAGCCTGACAGGGACTCAAGTCAAGGCGAAGTACGAGTCGGACACATCCACGCTTGTGATCGCTGCCGCCCCAACGGACATCCTGCTGTCATCGCTCGCCGTTCGCGAAAACGAACCGATCGGAACAACCGTCGGGACGCTGTCCACCGTTGACGCTGACATTGAAGACCCATACATAGACGACTCGTTCACATACACAATCGTTTCAGGGAGCGGTTTTTCTATTCAAGGAACATCTCTGAAAACTTCGCAGGCATTTGACTTTGAGTCGCAGCAATCTGCGACGATCAGAATCCGATCGACCGATTCCAGCGGGTTTTATGTTGAGAAGGACTTTGAGATCACTATCGTAAACGTAATGGAATAACCATGAGTTGCGTCGAAAAAACCTACGAGAACGGTGAAGCCGTCTACCGCGACTGCCATACCGGCGCGCCGGCAGCGGCCCACATGCCGGAAACCGGGCCTGGGACGGAACTCAAAACGCTGCTGAAGGACTGGTTCGGGATCGTTTCCAACCTCGGCTGCTCGTGCAACGCGATGGCTAAGAAGATGGACGCCAACGGGCCAGAGTGGTGCCAAGGGCCGGGGATGCCGGAAATCCTCCAGGCCATGCGAACGGAGCATTCCCAGCGCAGGGCCAAGCGCGAGACGATCCTGCCGTGGAGCGAGACTGGGGCGAAGTGGCTGATTAGGAAAGCCTGCCAGCGGGCCGCCCAAAAGGCCGTGGACAACCCCTAGCCTACTTGTCACGATATTACCTATGCCCGGCGACCACCACTTCACCATCCACGGCGTCAAATGGCTCCTCCGCTTCACGCGGCTGCGGGGGCGGGCGGCCGGGTGGGCGTACTTGCCTGATGCCAAGAACCCGAAGATGCCGCGGAAGATTCTGATCGACGAGCGGCTCACGGGCCGCGCCCGCCTGGAGACGATCCTGCATGAGTGCATCCATGTCTCGTTCCCCACGGCCAGCGAAGAGCACGTTACCGAGGCCGCCAGAGACATCTCCCGCGTCCTCTGGAGCCTCCGCGACGAGTCTCCTTGACGCCGTCGTCGCGACGCTCCCCGACACCTACCACGGCATCGGCTACTGGATCGACAACGTCGCCCCCGACGCCAGGGCGGAATTGGACGAGATCAAGCGGCAGTTTCGGGCCGGCGCCATCAAGACCCCGCGCCGCACGCTCGCCAAGGCGATCGCCAAGCAACTCAACGAGCGCGGCATCTGCCGGATCGGATTCCCAGGAGTCGAAGCATGGCTGCAAAGGGGCTGAAGGCGGCGATCATCTCGGCGCTGCCTGCGGAGACGCCGGCCGCGGACTCCGAACAGGTCACGCAGCGCCAGGATGGCGACACGCTCGAGGCGAAGAGCACCTCGCGGCGGATCAAGACCGTGGAAGACCTCCTGCGGCATATCGAAGCCGACATGGCCCGCTACGAGGTGGCGGCCAGCGAGGCCACAAAGTGGGAGTGTGGGGACGGCGAAGGCGGCAGTATCGAACTCCACCGCGTCTTCGTTCGCCTCAAGCCCAAGGCCGGGCCTGGAGTGCTTGAGTGCGTCGAGGGGATGATCAAGGCTGCCGGGAAGAAGCTGCGCCAGCACAAGCCTGCCGCCCGAAGCAGAAAGCCCCGCAAGGACGGCCTCTGGCAAGTTCTCATCGTCTCTGACACGCACTTCGGAGCGTATGCGTGGGGCAAGACTACCGGCGGCGCCGACTATGACCTGGGCATCGCGGAATCGCGGGTCACGGCGGCAACAAGCCGACTGTTTGACGCCGGGGACGAGTACCAGCCGGCCCTCCGCACGATCGCCTTCCTTGGCGACCTGTTCCACTTCGACACACCCGCAGGCACGACAACCAGCGGGACGCCGCTCGAGCGGGACGGACGCATCCAGAAGGTCATCAACGTCGCATCCGACGTTCTACTTGGCATCGTCGAGCGGTCGGCGGCGACCGTCCCGACGGACGTCTTCACCGTCAACGGCAACCACGACGAAGTCCTGACATGGGCGTTTCAGCGAATACTCCTAGAGCGCTACCGCGGAGTTTCGTCCGTCAACGTGAGAACGCAGTTCACCGGCCGCCAGTACGCCCCATACGGGCGGAACTTGCTGGGCTTCTGCCACGGCCACAAAGCCAAGCGGAAGCTGCCCCAGATCATGGCGCTCGAGCAGTCTGCGGCCTGGAGCGAAAGCGTCTATCGGGAGTGGCACACAGGCCACCTCCACCACCAGGCCGCCGAGAACAACAAACCGCTGGACACGCTTGATGGAGTGATCGTCAGAACGGCCCCCACGGTCGTCCCGCCGGACGATTGGCACTCGGCCGGTGGCTTCATTGGCGCGAGGCAGTGCATGGAGACGTTTCTGTACCGCCCCGAGGGTGGGCTAGTTTCCATGCACGTTGCGGGGGTGGAATAATGGCTACCCTGCACCACAACACCCCGATCGACTGGCTCCGCATCGCCGCCCAGGAGGCCGCTGCGGGGAGCCACGATATGCACACCCAGAACGGCGCGATCCTGGTGCCGCGGGGCGCGGCCTACGTCTGCGTCGGCGTCAACAAGGTGCCGGCGGGCGTGTGGGCGGCGCCGGATCGGCTCGCGCGGCCGGCGAAATACGAATACATCGAACACGCGGAGCGGATGGCGATCTACCAAGCCGCGCGGGTCGGCACGCCGACGCTGGGGGCGACGCTTTACTGCCCCTGGTTCGCCTGCATGGACTGTGCCAGGGCGATCATCGCGGCCGGGATCGCCGAGGTCGTCGGCCATGTCAAACCGCGGGCCGCGACGCCGGAGCGGTGGACGTCGAGCATCGTCAAGGCCGAGGCCATGCTCCGCGAGGCGAACGTCAGTATGCGGTGGCTCGCGGAGCCGCTGGGGGTGACGATTAAGTTCGACGGCCAGGAGATGACGCTGTGATCATTGGACTCTGCGGGGCGGCCGGGGCGGGGAAAAACACGGTCGCGGCGCGGCTGTGCCTGGAGCATCAGTTCGTGCCGCTGGCGTTCGCCGACCCGATCTATGACGCCGTGTCGGCGATCACCGGGCTGACTGTTGAGCAGTTGCAGGACAGGAGCCGCAAAGAGAACGCACTCGGGTGGATCAGTTGCTCGCCCCGGAGACTCCTTCAGACCCTCGGCACCGACTGGGGCCGAAACATGATCCATCCCGAAATCTGGGTCATGGCGACGATGCAGCGGGCAGAGGCCGCCGGAGGCGACCTCTGCATCACCGACGTCCGCTTCCCCAACGAGGCGGCGGCCATCAAGGCCCGCGGCGGCGTCGTGTGGCGGGTGGTGCGTCCCGGCTTTGGCGTCCTGGACGGCGAGACGGCGAGCCACGAGAGCGAGCGCGGCATTCCCGACGAATACGTCGATGACGAGATCGTAAACGGCGGCGGCATTCTGGCCCTCCAGGCCGCCGTCGATGCCGCAATGAGCCGGCTACAGGCCGCTACAATGGTGGTATAGCCCCGTGTAGCACGCCCCGTGAGGCCCATAGAGGCCCGCAACGCACAAGGAGGTGCCTGCGATGGAACCGAAGATTCGGCGGAAGTTCAAGGCTCTCAACGTCACGCTGTCCACGGCGACCGCGGCGGCCACCACGATTCGCTGGGACGATGTGGCAGGCGGCGGCGTCCTGCTGGGGACGAGCAGCACCTCGTTCACCTCGATCCAGCTCTGGTGCAGCGGCACGACGGACGGCACGTTCGGCCGGCTCCATGACGCCAGCGGCAGTGCGGCCGACATCACCTTGGCCCAATCGGCCACCGAGGCCCGCGTCTACGCCCTCCCCGACGCCGCCTATGGCGTGGGGGCGCTGAAACTCGTCGCCGGCCAAGCCGCCGGCACGGCGGTGTCGTGCGTCGTCCTCCTCAAGACCTGACGAGGGGGCGACCGTGACGGCCGAGGAGATCAAGCAGAGCGTCCTGGACACGTTTCTCCGCATCGCCGACAGGTTCGGCGTGCCGTGCGTGATTCTGGCGGTCGTGATGTTCTTTGGACGCGAGGCCGCGATCGCCCTGCACGGGACGGTCGTCGAGCCGATGGTGAAGTCCCATGTCGAGTTCCTGGACACGACATCGGAGACGCTCAAAGAAATCGGACAGGTGCAGCGCCAGCAGGCCGTGACCCTGCAAGAGTTGGCGCACGGGCAGCGCGAACTGCATCAAGTCGTGCGGTCGGTGGTCGAAGAACAGACGAGGAACTGACGCCGCATGCCGATGAACCCCCGCACCCTGCGTCCTGGCAGCACCTTCACGCCGCGCTCCATCTCTGGCCTCGCCCTCTGGCTGGACGCGGCTGACGGCTCGTCGCTCTACACCACCGACGCTGGGCCGGTGACGGCGGTGTCGGCACCTACGGAGGTCAGTGGGTGCGTGGGGTGGTGGGATGCGAGCGATGCGTCCAGCATCACGCAGTCGGGCGGGCTGGTGAGCCAGTGGAATGACAAGAGCGGGCAGGGGAACCATGCGACGGCGAGCGGCACGGCGCGACCCACCCTTGTGAGCAACGCCCTGAACGGCAGGAGCGTTGTGTCGTTTGACGGCGCAGACGATGTGATGGAAGCCGCCATATCCAGCGGCTACACGGCGGCGACTGTATTTGTGGTGTTGCGGGCCGATGCCGCTGGCGGCGGTTCGCTTGGGAGAGCAATGACACGCGGGGCTTCAGCGCTATTTTTCGATGGCGCGAATGCCGCACTTCGGTACAACCCTCCGTTCGCTGGCGCCACCGGCAACGCCGGGCAACGCACCGCGAACTCGTCGGTGGCTCTTGGGGCATGGAGCCTATCGTCGTTCACTTGGAGCGGCGGGCTTGATGTGTCCACAGCGATCACGCCAAGACTTTCCGGCGCGTCGTCTAGTGCTGGCCTTACTGGAACCGGCGATTCTGTATCGTCCACAGGCATAAGCACACTAGCAATTGGAAACCGATCCGTTGCCGATGGTAACGACAGGGGGTGGAACGGGCGCATCGCAGAACTGATCTTCTTCAACGCTTCTCTTTCCACAGCAAACATCGCCCGCGTCGAAGCCTACCTCGCAGCGAAGTGGGGGATCAGCGGAGTCCACGCACAGGCAACGGCGACCAACGATCCGGTGGGGTATTGGGGGGATAAGTCTGGAAACGGCAGGCACGCGGTGCAGGCGACGGCGGCGAGCAGGCCGACACGCAACGCCACAACGCAAAACGGACGCAACACGCTGCGGCTCACGCAATCAAGTTCGCAATACTTCACGCTCGGCAACCTGTCCGCTGCCTTTCCGTCGTCCTATGGAGAAGTGTTTGTTGCGTTCAACCCGCTTGGCGACCAAGCCTATGCGCTCTACGGAACGCGAGCAAATACGCATTACTACCAGTATGTCACGGACGGCTTCGGCTATCCCGGCACGTTCATGCAGTCGCGGCTCAATAATGTGCAACTGTATTCAGCCATCTCTGGCGTGCAGATCACTTCAGAAAGAGTGCAGTCGGGGGTGTATACACACAGGCGGCGCGGCGCGCAGATGTATTCGACAAGCGGTGTGACATTCAATGGCGGTGACTCGCACACAATCGGCGGCTATGCTGGCGGCGATGGGCTTGTGTTCTATAACGGAGATATGTACGAGGTGCTGGCTTTCGCGTCACCTCTGACAGCGACACAGCGAGCGAATGTGGAGCGGTATTTGGCAAACAAGTGGGCAGTGCCGCTCGCCCCGCAGGTCTCCAACGCCGATGCCCAAGACTGGATAAACCGCGTCTACGCCGCAGGGTCTACGGTTTCGCAACCAGTTGCCACTGCCGTAAGCAACTTCGTTGACGGTTGCGTGGCTGATGGCATCTGGCCGGCGATGAAGTCTGTGGTGCTGCTTGCTGGCGCCGACACGCTCGCTGGCGCATTGGTGCCTCTCAAGGGTGCTGCACCAACAAACTTCAACTTCGTCAGCGGCGACTACAATCGGAAGACCGGCCTAGTCGGCAACGGGACGACCAAGTACCTGGATAGCAACAGGAACAACAACGCCGACGGCCAGAACGACAAGCATATCAGCGTATGGGTGGATTCTGTAACGACGCAAACGTCAGATTCGTACATCGGCAGCAGCGTCAACAATGCTGGCGGAACCAACATCTTTAGGGGAAGCGTCAACGCAAACTGGCGAATTCACAATTCAACGGGCGACAGTTCCGTCAGTGTCGCAAATGCGTCGATGACTAATTTCGTCGGATTGTCGCGGTCTGCAAGCAACTTATTCACTTACCGGGCCGCAGGCTCAACGGCATCTGCCGGGTTCAATTCGACAACGCCAGAGAACGCGAACATTCTTGTCTTCGCCACAAACGCCAACACGCTGGCGTCTGTCACTAATCACGCTGACTGCCGTCTCCGCTGGTATTCCATCGGCTCGTCGATGACGCTTGCCACGCTAGATAGCAGGCTTTCGACGTTGTTCACTGCCATCACGGCCGCCATCCCATGACACTCGCAGAACTCACGCTGCCGATCTCCTACGATGACGCCAGGCAATACGCGCTGGTGTTCTCGCCGCAACTGGCGGGCCGTCTCGCGGAACTGCACGCCGATCATGGCAGCCCCAACTGCGTGCCGATGCCTCGCGTCTTGACGGACGGCAGGCTCATGCTCTGCGCGGATGTGCTGACCGAAGTGGGGCCGGGTGGCTGGCTACATGGGATGTGGGAAGCGGCCGACCAGAGCGTCCTCCTGCCTGCGGTGGAGGTGATCCCTTGGAGCGAGGCGGTGGCGCTGCTGCCGGTGGAGGCTAACTGACTTTCGGCAGGACGTCTGGCGCGTTCGTGTCGGGCCGCACGATCCTCGGGTCCAGGTACTTCCTCGTGACGGCCGGACTGGAGTGGCCCATCAGCGTCTGCGGGTCGCCGCCGGCTGCGGCGTAGTAGGAAGCCGACGTCTTCCTGACCCGGTGGAACTTGCTCATCCGGTCATTCGGCAGGCCCGCCCGCTCGCAGATGCGGCCGAGGCGGTGCCAGATCAGGGTGTAGCTGCGATCCCAGTCGTAGACAAGTTTTCGCTTCGTCCTCGTCGCCATGATGGCTTCGTAGCACTCTGGTGGGATCGGTCGGTAGATGTCGGCTCGCTGTCCCTTTCGGCCCTCGGCGCGAAAGATCACCGCCTGCGGCTCGACATCCTGCCACTCGAGCGCCAGCAGGCCGCCGATCCGCTCACCCGTCCAGTACGCGGCCTGGAGGATCGAGCGGAACCAGAGGCTCGCCGGCACGCCGCAGATTTCACCCTGCTCGCCGTCGCAGGCCACGAGGAGTTTCCTGAACTCGTCGATCAGCCACGCTCGAGGCACCCGCTCCGGCACGCGGATCGTGCGCATCTGCGGCCAAGGGCATAGGCCACGGCGGGCGGCGAACTCCGCGAGCGCGTGCAACTGCGCCCTGTCTTTCGCTGCCGTCCCGACCGACCGCGTCTTCAGACGCCAGGCCAGGAACTTGGCGAGTTCCAGTTCGTCAAGGTGTTGCTCTACTGTCGGCTCAACGCCGCCGAGGAATTGACGATACTTCTTGATCGTCATTTCGTAGATGCTAACCGTGCGGTCGCTAATCCCCTTCAGTGGGGCGTAGATGTCACTAAGAAGCTGGTGCAGCGTCAAGGTGGTGTCTCCCTCGTAGGAAGTACCACATCCTTGCGATTAGGCAAACGAGCGCATCATGCGTTTCGTGAGAATCAACAATTTTTCCGCCCGGCAAGAGGGAAACTCGGCACCCATGGTCGCAGTCCACATGGCACGAGCGATGTTTTTTGCCTCGACGGCAGACTTTGCCGCCACCGTGAACTCGTCGGCGTCAAACACATCGCCGTCCTCCCACTCGACCAGAACCGTAAATGTCCGCTGCCCCACACCGGCCTCCTTTCCGCGGGTTTGTGCATCCTGCTGGCTGCCCCCATTCGAATCCCCTATCCTCCATTCGTCAAGTCCACAGGGAGCGGGAAAAATGGCAAAGGCGGGGAAGGTTGCCTATCTTGCCCAAGCCGTCGGCTCTGCCGAAGCCGCCGGCATCATGGGCATCCACTGGACACAGCCCGCAAGGATGGTCGAGAAGGGGCAACTGACGTCCCACCTCGTCACCGGATCGCTCTACAGCGACGACCCCAGCCGCACCTACGCGATCTATGACGGCGGCGAGTGCGAGGCGAACTACCAGGACTATGACGAGCGGTTTCGGGCTTCCGGCGGCAAAACGGAGCGTCGGCCACGCTCGTGGCTCCACACCCGCCCCGACGCCCTGCGGCACCTGAAGTCGGTGAAGGAGCCGATCGCCTTCGCCGACGCCATCGGCATGGCCGAGGCGGCGAAAATCCTCTGTGTCCACCAAACCCTGATCCCGCGGCTCATCGCCAGCGGGAAGGTCGTCGGCCGCAAGCCGTGGAACCCGAGGGGGAAGACAGGGTCGAAAGTCTTCATCATCTCGCGGCGTTCGTGCCAGGAGAACGTCAAGGAGATGCGGGCGCTCGAAGCCGCCGGCAAGAAGCCGGGACGGACCAGAAAGAAAGTGTCTTGACCTGTAGGCTGCTTGTCCGATACATTCCTCCACGCTCATGGATGGAGGAATGCCGTGCGTTGGCTTTGGCAGCATCAGGAAGACGCGATTCGCTGGGCGCTCGACCGGCAAGCGGCGATTTGGCATCACGGGATGGGGTCGGGCAAAACGCGGACGGCGCTTGAGTACCTGCGCCGGATCGGCGCGAACCGAACGCTCGTCTGCTGTCCGAAGGCCGTGATCCCGGCCTGGAGCAAGCAAATTGGGATGTGGTTTCCCGAATTGCGCGTTGTCGCGCTCGAGCAGAACGGCTCGGCCGCGAAGGACAAGGCCGTCGTCGCGGCACTGGCCGACACCTCGCCGGTGCTCGTGGTCTGCAATTACGAGAGCGTCTGGCGGTTGAAGGCCGTCGAAAAGGCGAAGTGGGACTGCTTCGTGTGGGACGAAATCCACCGCCTCAAAAGCGCCACGGGCGTGGCGAGCCGCTGGGCCGCGAAGATGGTGAAGAACAACCCGACGGCCCGCCGACTCGGCCTCACCGGCACGCTCATCCCGCACTCGATCCTGGACGCCTGGGCGATCTACCGGGCCGTCGAGGCGCCGGCCTGCGAGACGTTCGGCACTTCCTACACGCTCCACAAGGCCAACTACGCCGTCTTCGCCAACGGCCCGCAGAAGTTCGTCGTCGGCTTCAAGAATCTGGCCCAGGCCAACAAGAAGATCGCGGCCACGACGCACTACGTTCGGACGACCGACGTCATCGACCTCCCGCCGATCTCGTTCCACGACGTTGCCTGCGACCTGTCGCCGAAGGAGTCAAGCCTCTACCGCGAGGTGGAGAACGAGTTCTGCGCGGTGTGCGACGCCGGCACCGTGACGCCGACGAACGCCCTGGTTCAGCTTCTCCGTCTCCAACAAATCTGCGGTGGCTACGTCCGGTTCGACGACGAGAAGACGGCCACGCGAATCGACGAGCATCCAGCCAAGGCGAAGATGCTGTGTGATATGCTGGAGGACTTGCCCGCGTCGGAGCCAGTAGTGATCTTCTGTCGGTTCAAGAGCGACATCGAGGCGGCGAAGAGCGTCGCCGAGGCTCTGGGGCGGAAGGTCAGCGAACTCTCCGGCGAACGCAACGAACTGGCCGATTGGCAGCAGGCCAAGACATCCGTCCTTGTCGCGCAGATTCAGTCGGGCGGGATCGGAATTGACTTGACCAGGGCAGCGTATTGCTGGTTCTACAGCCTCGGCTACTCGCTCGCTGAATACGAGCAGGCCGTCGCGCGGCTGCACCGCCCCGGCCAGACGGCGAAGACCGTCATCTACCACCTTGTCGCAACGATCAGCGGCCGATCCACCGTGGACGGCCGGGTCTATGCGGCACTTCGGGACAGAAAGGAAGTCGTGAATGAACTCATCACAGGCTACAAGCACCGACAGCACGCTCTCCACAGTGCTCGCTGAAATCGCCACCATCGACAAGCAGATGGTCGAGGCCAACGACCGCATCGACCAACTCAAGGCTCGCCGCCAGCACCTTGAGTCGCTGGCCGTCGAGGAGATGACGACACAGCGCCTGGACGGAGTCAGGGTTGCAGGGAGGTCGTGGAGGGTCGAGTTCGACCACCACATGAGTGTTACGGAGGACAAGAAGGAGGCCGTCATCAAGGCGGCGGTGAAGGCTGGATGCTGGGAACAACTCCAGACCGTCAACACCGCCCGCCTGAAGAGCCTCCTGCGTGAGCAGGCGAAGGAGGCGGGCAAGGACGCCCGCTCCTGCCACTCCGCTGGAACTGCGTTTGAAGGTCTTGTCGGGGAGCACGTTGCCCCCCGGCTGCGTCATGTCACGGTTGGCTGACGCTCTGGTTCGATTGGCTCATGCAAGGAGAAAAGCATGACAACTGCGATTTCGACGAAGACGATCGACTATCCCGCCCTGCGGGCTGACAGTCGGCAGATGCGGATCATCGAGGCGAACCTCGATGGCGAGCCGATGAACGAGCAAGACCTCGTCCGGGTGAAGACCCCGGCGGGCGGTGGGACGAAGTGGACGGTGCCGGTGAACGGGAACGACGAGTCGTTCGACGAACTCGTCGGCCTGTGCGTCGGCATCGCCAAGCGCGGTGTGCTCTGGCCCCAGGACGACCCGACGGACCAGCGGCCGGTGATCGTGAGCAACGATCTCCTCGTCGGCTACCGCGTGTCGGACGATCTGGGGAGCAACATCGACCCGAAGGTGCTGGAGAAGTTTCGGATCGGCGACCGTCGCTATGACTGGACGGCGCTCGCGAACTCGCCCGAGTTCGGCTACGGCTCGGCCCGTGGCGGTGCGGGCAAGCGGTGCAAGGAGAGCCGGATCATCGCCATCCTCCGCGAGGGCGACGTTTGGCCGATCCTGGTGACGGTCGGGCCGGGGAGCCTGCGCGGCCTCCTGCCGTTTCTGAAGCGTCTGCCCTCGTTTCACTTCGAGTGCGTCATCGGGCTGAAGCTCGAGAAGGCGAAAAGCAGCGGCGGCCAGCCGTACAGCGTGATCGTCCCTCGCGTCGTCGGCCTCGTCAGCGAGGAGCAGGGCGAGGTGGCGCGACGCATCTACGTCGAGCCGCTGAAGCGGATGTTCTCCGCGCCCCCGGCCGGCGCCTTCGTCGAGGCCGGCGGCGACCACGACGAGGAGTGATCACGGCGGCCTGGCCGGAGGCCCAAACCACGACTCATCACCGTGGACCGGCAGGCCCAGCCTGCTCGTGGCGTTGTAACGGCAGGAAGTCTGTCTGACCATCTGGCGTTTTCCACTCCCGTCACGGCAGCGGGCGACCAACGCCCCTCCCGGCCCCTGCGACTGCGGGGCCGGGAGGGGGTCTTTATCCAAACGGAGTTGGATCGTGAAGTTCACCAACAACGAAAAGTCCTACAGTCGAAACAGGAGGCTCTTTAGGGTCGTCTCCTGGTACTGGGAACTCTTGGAGTCACGCGGTTTCGGCCAGGACCGAGACGGCAAATACGCCGGCCTGGCGCCGCTCCCGCGATGCTCGACGCCCATCGTCGAAGTCAACGACCACAAGGGGCGTCTCACCGTTTACTGGAATGGCGAGCCTAGCGCCGACGAGAAGCGGTTGATGGAGTTGGCCTGGGTCCATGTCGGCGAAGAGGAAGCATCGGACGTTTCCCATGTCATCGAGGAGGTGTGCAGTGGCATTTGAGTTCGACCCAGACGCCATGTTCAAGGCGTGCGCCCACTACCTGTCGAAAGGTCTAGTCCTCGTCCGCGTCCACGGCATCTACCCAGACGGAAGATGCACCTGCGGAAATCCAGAACACGCCATCGGCAGGGCCGGAGAGCGTAGCGTCGGCAAGCACCCAGTCGGCACAGACTGGGGCAACCGATGCGCAACGACAGAGGATCAGATTCTGGAATGGCTCGAGGACGGGATTCCGTTCAACGTCGGATGCTTGATGGGGCCGCGTGGCGGCGTGATCGACAGTGAAGACGACTCCATCGAGGCGAGGAACTACCGCAAGTCGATCGGCATGGACGGCCTGGAAACGCCGACATGGACGAGCGGAAAGTCCACGCACCAGTTGACGCGATGGGATGACCGGCTCGCCGACTGCAAGGGGACTGACGAGCCTGGCGGCCTTGAGGTTCGCATCGGGGCAGGCGCTGCCGCGATACAAAGCGTCCTTCCTCCGTCGTGGCACCGCTCCGGTGTGCAGTACGAGTGGAAGCCCGGTTTCACGCTTGAAGACGTCGACATCGCGCCGACGCCAAAGGAACTCCTCGTCGCCCTGTGCAACAACGTGGGCCGTGGAGCCGGCAGGAAGCAGGAGGGGCCGGTAAGCGCCATCCTGTTTGGAGAGATACCAGACGGAAAGCGGCACCGGGCGATCCTCCGCTGGACATGGTGCAAGATCGTCAACCAGCGCAGCCCGCTGGATCGGATGCAGCAGGAGATATTGACCCGCGAGGTCATGCTGCTCGCGGAGCACAACTGTCGACCGGCGGCCGACCCGGACCACGTTCGCAACATCATCTCTGACTGCTACGAGCACTACCGCAGGAAGTCGGAAGCCGGATGGAAGCCAACGGACGATGATTGCACCGAGAAGGCTACCGAGGCCGAGATCACGACGATCGAGCGGGCGGCCGACGAGGAGGCGAAGCCGAAGGGGCCGCGTGCCGGCAGTGCCTTCGAGCTTTACGGACTCAAGCCTGTGTCGTCGAAGAACGACGCATACGAGCCGGGCGACTGGAGCATCGAGATGATCCACTCCGACCCGCCGGAGATCGTCCTGGTTGTACCCGCGTGGAAATACACCGCCTGCAAGGGCAGAATCCACATGACGCTGGACACGTTCAGGTCCGCGCCGAAGGTCGCCTCTGCTGTCTTCAACGCCACCAGGACGTACATCCTCGACGGCGACGGCGGCCGGTGGCACCGAATCTGGAAGGGACACGACGGAACCAAGGAGAACGGCTACGTCAGCACGCCGGGCCTGATGGAACTCCTCATGCAGAAGAAGCGAGAGGAGGATGACATCGAGGTCGGAACCTCCAGCCTCCGGTACGCCCAACTGGCGGCCTACGTCCTCCAGTCATTCAAGAAGGCCACGAAGCCGCGAGACGAGGAGAAGCCGGAGCCGAACGAGTCTGGACGGCCATGTTGGGTGACGCCCGACGAGTTGTGGTTCCAGTGGGGGAAGATTTGGGAGGAGATCGGGACGGCCCACGACGTCGCTCCGGGGGAGCGGAACAGGGTCAGGGCGAAACTCCTTGACGCAATGGCCGCCAGGGATTTCCCGCACAAACGGCACCGCTTTCCAATCGGCCGGCTTGAGTACGTCGTCTTCACCAGGGAGTGGGTGGCGGCGCTCGAGTCGCTGGCTTCGGGGGCTGAAAACGAATTGCCGGTAAAGGGGGATGGCGATAGGGGGGGCGCCGAAACCGAAAATCACTCACCGTCCACCGTCAGTTCGCTGGAAGTTGTTGTTGCATAGGGATTTAAGGTGGACGCCTTGCCTATCTTGACAGGCCGTCACACCGTCACTGGAGGACACGAATGACAATCTGCGCAAGAGCGATAGGCGGGGCAGGCACTGGGAAGACCACGATGATGAAAGGCATCGCCGAGAAGGCTCTGGCGAGGCCAGAGATGGCCGGCAATCCGCTGGCGCTCGGATTCTCGTCCATGACGCGAGCGGCCCGCACAGAGGCAGCCATGCGTTGTGGGAAGGCTTGGGGCGTGCCGCCGGAGGAACTGATGCAGCACGGGTGGTTTAAGACCGCCCATGCGGTGTGTTTCAAGATGCTGGGGGTGTCCCGCGGCGAGATCGTCGGCACGGGGGGCATCGAGGACGCCAAGTGGGTGTCGGAGGCCGTCGGCAGCGACGTCGCCTTCTCGATGGACGACGATGAGGGCGGCGTCCAGGTCTACACCGGGGACCGGGTCGCGGCGTCGGCCCTGAACTACTGGAGCCTGTCGAGGAACCTCGTCATCCCGCTGCGGGAGGTGGTCGAGGCCGACCAAGACCCCGAGGCGCCGTCTGCCGACGAGGTCATCAAGCGGATCGTGATGTACGAACAAGCCAAGCGGCTGGATGCCAGGGTCGACTTCACCGACCTCCTGGCCCGCTTCAGCGGCGTCCGGTTCGACCCGGAGACGGGGCCGGACTTCGTGACGCCCGAGGGCGGCGTCCCCGATGACGTCGTGGGATGGATTTTCGACGAGGCCCAGGACGCCAGCAAACTGCTCGACATGGCCTGCCGGCGGCTTGTGACCGGAGACGCCTGCAAGTGGGCCTGGCTCGTCGGCGACCCCTATCAGGTTTTGTATTCGTGGTCTGGTGCGAGCGCGGATCACTTCATGGCCTGGGACGTTCAAAAACAGTCGATCATGCCGAAGTCATTTCGCTGCCCGAAACCGATCATGCAACTCGGCGAACGCTGCCTCCAGCGGCTCCCTGACTACTGGGATCGCGGCATCGCCCCAGCCGATCACGACGGCGAGGTCATGGAGAGCGAGAACTTCGAGGACGACCTGTCCGACCTCCGGCCCGACGAGGACACGCTCGTCATCGCCAGGACGAACCGGGACGTCTCCAGGGTCAAGAACATCCTGGAGGACGTCGGCGTGCCGTATCGGTACGTCAAAAGCAAGAACGGGGCGCAGAACCGCGACAAGGCAATGGGCGGCCTCTGGAACCTCCAGCACGGCAACGGCATCAGCGGCGAGGAGTGGGGGCAGATTCTCGAGGCGCTGCCGTCGAAGACGACGGACGGCCGCGAGTGGCTGGTCAGGGGCAGCAAAGCTCACTGGAAGAAGGGACTCGCGGAGCAGTTCGACCGCGTCTACCCGGAAGACCTCGGGAACCTCGGTGCAACGGAGCACCTCCGCGACGCGATCGCGTCTGGGGCGTGGAGTGGCCTGCCGGACGGCGGCACGAAGTGGGTGCGGGCCGCGAAGCAGTGGGGCGTCGAAGCCGTCAGCGAGCCGAAGATTCGCATCGGGACGATTCACGCCAGCAAAGGCATGGAGGCGTCGAAGGTAGTGCTGCTGACGAGCGTGAACTGGAGGACGCGGGCGTCGGAGGAGAACGATCCCGCCCGGTTCGCGGAGGAGCGGCGGATCGAATACGTCGCCTGCACCCGCGCGAAGCACACGTTGATTGTGGCCCATGACCCGAGGTCGAAGAATCGAATGGAGTTGCCCATATGAATACCCTACTGTTCGACACATTCATCCCGCCGGAAGAACAGAAACCGTCGAAGCAAAAGCGCGCGCGCGCGACTGCCGGCCCCCAGCCGGAGGCTGAAGCAGCCCAAAAAAAGCCTCTTATATTTAGGGACATTCGCCCCCTCGGCCGTATCGACCACACCTACGCCTGTGCCGACGATGCCTGCGGAGCCGAGTGCCACGACATCCTCGACGAGGATCGCGGCCGGTGGCTCCTGGAGTGCTGTTTCTGCGGCACGAAGCAGGAGGCGAAGGCGATAGCCGGCGTCATCCAGGAGCCGGCGCCTGACGCATTCCGGTTCCGCGACGGCCGCTACGCCGGCCAGACGCTCGACGAGGCTGCCGCCACGCCGCGGGGAGCCGACTACCTCGCGTGGGCGGCCGAGAGCCACCCGAGGCCGGCGGTTCGCGAGGCGGTGAAAACTTGGCTTGCCCAATGCGACCGCCGACTGTAGCCTACAGACCGCCACACACGAAGGAGCGTTATATGGCCGAAGGACTCAAGCACGCGCTGACTCTTGACCTGTTTCACAGGTGGAAGTACGAGACAGACGAAATGGAGGGCGTCTGCGAAATCGCCCACGACAAGATGGTCGTGAAGTGCATCTTCCAAGACGTCACCAAGTCGTTCTATGACGTCCTGGAAATCGACGCCGTCATCCGTAAGCGACTCGAGCAGCCCGTGTCAGTCGAGCGGCTCGCGGAGCAGCTTGCCAGCGACATCGAAGGCGTGACGGTGACCGTCATGGGCCGGGCGAAGACGCACGGTTGGATCACATCGACAGCCATGAGCGGAGGCTCGTTGTCATCGTGAGCACGCTGTTCGACGAGCGCGTGGTGGAGATTCGTGCCGCCGGGATTGCACCGAAGTGCATTCGCAAGAAAAAGTCCGAATGCACGCCGGAGCAGTGGGCCGCGCACCGCGAATACATGCGGATTCGATACTTAGACCCTCTCGTCCAGCATCTCCACAAGGCGAGCCAGTTGAAGTATCTGGCGAAGAAAGCGTCGAAGTGAAGAAGGCCGTCATCTACCTGTGTGGACCGATCCACGGCAAGCATGACAGCGATTGTCGCGTGTGGCGCGAGCGCGTGAAAGAGCTGCTTGCAGAGCACTACCACACATTCAAGTACGAGATTCTTGACCCGATGGATCGTGACTACCGTGGCCTTGAGGAAGGAAACGAGGCCGCAATAGTCAACGCCGACCTTGGCGATATCGACGCTTCGGACTTCGTCATCGTCAATGCCTCGGAGCCTTCATGGGGGACGGCGATGGAGGTCTTCTACTCCAAGTTGGCCGAGAAAGTAGTGATCGCGTTTTCGCAGCGCGACATCACATCACCGTGGCTGAAGCACCATGTCTCACACATTTGCCCGACGGTCGAATCAGCGTGCGTCTGCGTGATGAATCTGAACGCGGATCGGGTGGCGGCCAGATGATCTACCTTGCAAGCCCAGGCAACCAGCAGCAGGCGGAACACGTCAGTGGGATGCCGGTCCTTCTTTCCTACGGCCTATACGATCCGTTCCTGGACAAGTACCAGCACACGTTCAGTCGCCTGCTGATCGACAGCGGCGCCTACTCGGTCTTCAACTCGGGCCAAACTATCGACGTAGCGGCTTACGCTGACTGGTCCCTGCGGTGGGACGGACACGCCGACGCCGTCGCCGGGCTGGACGATATCGCCGGGGATTGGCGGCAAAGCCTAAAGAACTACGAGGCCATGCCGAACGGGTTTCCTACAATCCACGACACCGACCCGCCGGAGCTTCTCAAGGACTTGGTTCCGATGGCTGTCGCCCGAGGCGGGTGGCTGGGGCTTGGCCTCAAGCCGCCCAGGCACGGTAAGGAGAGGTTCGTGCGGTGGGTGTGTGACAACGTGCCGGAGGATATCCATATCCACGGCTGGGCGCTGCGGGCGTACTCACACGTTCGACGCATCGACAGCATGGACAGCACCAACTGGTGGCGTGACGCCATGAAGGTACGCCGGGACTTGCCGTGGCTGACATACGGCGAATCGCTGGAGATCATCGTCAAGCGATACCAGCGCGAGAAGCGGATGTTCCGCGAGGACTCCCAGGCGGCTCTGTTTCAGATGGAGGACGCATCGTGAAAACTTGGCTTGCCAAGCGGTCTGGCGGTCTGTAGGCTACAACCCACGACAACGGAAGGAGCCGTTTCTCATGCTCGTCATCACGCGCCGCAAAGGCGAGAAGGTTCAGATCGGGCCTGACATCGAGGTCATGGTCACGCGAGTCGCCGACGGCCAAGTGCGTCTGGCGATCAAGGCACCGGACACGACGAAGATCGTGCGGTCGGAGTTGCAGCAACAGGTGCGGACATGATTCACCTCTGGCTCAACGTCGCCTGTCTGCTCGCCGCTGTCGGCGTGCTGACGTACTTCTCGCTGCTGCACTGCACAACTTGGTTTGAGGACTAGTGCAGCGGCTCATTCAGGAGTGAGCGGCTGCGTCAAGGAGGCGACAAAGTGAAATACATCAGCATCTGTTCCGGCATCGAAGCCGCATCGACCGCGTGGCACGGCCTTGGCTGGACGCCTCTGGCGTTCAGCGAGATTGAGCCGTTTCCGTCGGCCGTCCTGGCCCAGCGGCACCCGAACGTGCCGAACCTCGGGGACATGAGCAAATACCGCGAGTGGCCCGAAGAGCTGCTTGCGGAGTGCGAACTGCTCGTAGGTGGCACGCCATGCCAGGCGTTTAGTGTGGCGGGCCTACGGAAGAGCCTTGATGACGAGCGCGGCAACCTCTCGCTCATCTACGTCCACCTGTTCCATCACATCAACGAGATTCGGAGGAAGCATGGACGCTCGCCAGCAATTGCTCTTTGGGAAAACGTCCCAGGAGTGCTCTCCACCAAGGACAACGCCTTTGGCTGCTTCATCAGCGGACTGCTCGGGGTCGATGACACCCTTGAAACTCAAGACGGGAAGTGGCCTAAAGCAGGCTTTCTCGGTAGCGAAACCGTCCGAGTGGGTTATCGAGTCCTCGATGCCCAATACTTTGCCGTGGCTCAAAGGCGTCGGCGAGTCTTTCTCGTTGCCGTGCCTTGTGAGCTTGTCGCAAGTCTTGGAGAGCGGGCCTGTCCATCAGAGATACTTTCTCTCCGAGAAAGCGTGCTCGGGAATCCTCCGACGCGCGGAGAAGCGCGGCAAGCAGTTGCCGGAAGCGCTGCGAAATGCGCTGCAAGCGGTGGTGGATGCGGCGAACCGTACCACCTTGACCGCGCCATGTTCAACCAAGGAGTGAACGCCCAGTACGAACCGCAGGTTACCGAAAGCGGCGTGGCATCAAGCATGGTGGCGCGGGGGCCAGCTGCGGTGATGTGGAGCGCCAGCGATCAGGCGAACGCAGAGAGGCTCGTCGATCAGGCTGGGACGCTCAACTGCAATATGGGCCAGCGCGGCGGCTGGATCGCTCCAAGCGGCCACCCAGACCCAGCCTATGCGCTGTCGGCTGGAAATCAGAGCAAAGGCGGCGTGTTCGGAAGTGGGCGAGATTCGCAGGACACGTTCGTTGTTGATGCCGGAGCCGTTGCCTTCAAGCCATCACATTACACCCGTGGCAAGGACGGCAAGCCAGACGAGGTGGCGCCACCGCTGTCGGCCGACGCCGACAAAGGCGACCAGGACACGCTCGTGATGCGGCAGTCCATCGGTTTCAACTGGCAGAACGGCGGCGGCTACGGGAACGCGAACGACGGCCTGGGGATCACGGAGGAGGGAACGGGGCCGCTGTCGCGTTCACAGGTGCCTGCGTGTGTCACCGGAACGAGGACGCACGCACTGACCACTCGAGCTGCGGCAGTCGAAGAGGACGGCACTGGACGCGGGACGCCGATCATCCCCGTAGCCTTCTCCGCGAAGGACTCTGGCTGCGATGCCACCGAGGAATGCAGTCCGACGATGCGTGCGATGCAGCACGTTGACGGGAACGCAAACGCTGGCGGCCAAATCGCCGTCGCCATCGGCGTCGACACCTACAACCAGGCCACCTCCGACGTTTCAATCCCGCTGCGAGTCGGCAACGCCAAGGACTCGCTGCCTGCGGTGATGGTTCCGTTCACCAAGGCCAAGCGCGCCCAGAGCGTCAACGACGACGAGTCGTGGGTTCCTGGCGAAGTCGCTCCGACGCAGAATCAGTTCGATGTTGGCGACACCAGGGCGACGACGGTGGTGGCGTTCACGCAGAACAGCAGAGACGAAGTTCGTCAGATCGACGGCGACGGGCAGATCACGGGGGCGCTGTCTGCTGACGCGGGGATGCACCAGACGAACTATCTGGCGTTCGCTCCGCTCCAAGGCGGCCGGTCGATGCCGGTGACGCCTGAGTCTCCGACTCTTGAGGCCGGCACAGGCAATAAGGCTCCGGCTGTTCTGGCGTTCGCCAACCGTAGCCGCGACGGCGTCAAGATGCCGGAGGTAATGAAGGACGGAGTCGTCCCGGCGCTGACGAACCCAGGCCGTGGCGGTCGGGCTGATGCCGTAAACGTGGCGACGCACATGCAAGTGCGCCGCCTCACCCCGACCGAGTGCTGCCGCTTGCAGGGCTTCCCCGACGATCACTGCGACATCATCTTCCGCAAGAAGCCCGCCGCCGACGGGCCGAAGTACCGCGCCCTCGGCAACAGCATGGCTGTCCCGTGCATGGCGTGGCTCGGCTACCGTATCCACATGGCTACACACCGCGATACCAAGTGAACTGCACCATCCTCCCCATCGCCGACCTCGACGTCATCGACATCAACTGGATCGTAATGCGGCTGACGAAGCCGGACAGCGACTTCCAGCGGGCCTTGCTCTCCGGCCGCCGCCCCGGCGAGATCGCCATCGTGCGGGATCAGGGCGAGATCGTGGGCTGGGCCAGGACGGAAGCGTGGGTCGAAAGCAGAGGCGGTGACGAGTATTCGTGGGACACGCTCGAGGCGTTCGTCGCTAGGGAATACCGTCGCCGCGGAGTCGCCGCCTTCGCGGCGGCTGGTCTGGCTGCGGCACGGGACAGTCTCGGGCAGCACATTGCCGTCTTCCATCCGCACATGCTCCTCGTGGCACGCCGTGCCGGCTTCCACCCGACGCTGTTCGCGAAACAGGACGTCGTCGAGACGAAGTGGAGCCGCGTGTGACCGACGACGACCGAATCGAGATGCTGGCATCGCTAGTACGCTCGCAGCATCTCCTCCGCGACGTCCAGGAGGTGTGCGAGTCCGTCGCCGCGGCATCGAAAGAGCTTGGCGAAACTGGGCTGGCCTTTGCGCTGCTGATGGTCAAGGAGTCGATCGGCGCCTACTCCAAGGCGCTCGCGAAGTTCGTCGAAAGTGCTGTTGACTCGTAGCCTACACTCCGCGATATTGCCTGCCGTTGGTTCGATCCTTCCTTCGGAGCACCTACCCATGAAGAGCATCCTTCTGCTGGCGGCCCTGGCCTTCTGCGGCGTGGCGAACGCCCAGACCGTGATCGTCGTTCCCGCCCAGGTCGAGGCCGAGGAGATGGCCCGCACCGGCGTCTTCGGCCACCGTGGCCGGCACGGCCGCTGCCGCGAGGGCATCGGTTTCTCGACGGTGTCGGCGAGCGATGCCGTGAAGCGCTGCTGCTACCACGGCCAGTTGACGCCGCGCGAGATCGGCGTCGCCAAGGGCCGCCGTGGCTTCTACGCGGTCATCCGGTACTGGTGAGACATGGATCGTCGAGGATTTCTTCAGAGGCTCGCTTCTGCCGCTGCCGCGATGGTGGCGGCGACGCAGTCCGGTGAAATCGCCGCATCGCTCGTCGCGGCGCCGAGGGTCATGGATGGCCCGGCGCCGCGACGGCTCTGCGAGGCGCAGCAGGCCGTCATCGACGTTCTCAAGGAGTGCCGGATCGTGTCCTACGAGAGGATCGACCGCGTCGCTGGATACCCGGAGCATCGCGTGACGTATCGCAGGGACAAAGGCCACGGCCTGACAGGATACGTCGAGACGCTCGCCGACATCGGCATTCCGAAGGCGATCACGGTGTCGTGCGTGTCGGAAGTCGATGTTTTCGACGCCTCGACGTTCGGCTCGCCGTTCGCGATTGAGAAATACAACCCGACCTACGAAATCGAAGTGGTGTGGCTGGTGCCATGACGGAAAAAGATCAGGAAGACATCGCCGCCTTCGCGTTCTCGGCCTTGGGCCTCGTGCTGTTCGGCACGATCTTCATTGTCGCCATTGCGCTGGCGACGAGGACGGCCTGGAACATGGTCATCCCTGACGTCTTCGGCCTGCCGCCGCTGACTACAAAAAACGCCTTCGGCCTCGTTGGCCTGGGTGTCGCGTTTCGGTTCTTCCCTGTCCTCTCGAAGGAGTGAGAAAATGATCAAGGTTAAGGTCAACACGCTGGAACTGTTCCGCCTCTGGCGCTCGCCGCTCCGCAATGACGAACTCGCTGATGCACTCGGCGTCGCGCGTGGCACGCTCTGGTATCTGCGGCAGCGGTTCAAGCTCCCTGCCCGTGGCAAAGGCAGCCGCGTCCCCAGCGTGACGGAGCGCGACGCGCCGAGTCCCGAGGAGATCGAGCAGCGCTGTGCCGAGATTCGCGCCTCGTGGCCCGAGGGCGAGGAGGAGCGTCGTCGCGTCGGCCCCCGTCAGCGGCGGTGGAGCCTGCCGGCCTACGCCTTCGATGGACGCGGCTGCGCGTTCCTGGAAATCGCTGTGGACTAATACGCTACAAGACCAGAAACTACATGGATGGCGCACCGGCCGCTCGAGAAGACGATCGTCGCGAAGGTCATCGCTGCCGCAAGACAGCGGGGCTGGTGGGCGATGAAGACGCACGGCAGTGCGTTCGGCGTTGCCGGCCTGCCGGATGTTCTCGTGATCAAGGGCGGTCGTGCGGCGTGGATGGAAGTGAAGCGGCCGGGCGAGAGTCCGACGAGGATTCAGGAGCACCGGATGCGGGAGTTGGCGGCGGCGGGCTGCCCGGTGGCGGTGGTGACCAGTGCCGGTGACGCCATCGAGTTCCTTGAGAGGGTCGAGCCGTGATCTACTGCGGACAACCTGACATCGGCGTCGCGGAGGAGTTCGCGGTGCTCGAGGTGCTGCGCGGTGGGCAACTCACCCGCGGCCCCGTCGTTGCCGACTTTGAGTGGGCGTTTGGTGGCTGGAGCGGCCTCCACATGCACGCCGTGTCGAGCGGCACCGCTGCCTTGCATCTGGCCCTCCTGGCGGCCGGCGTCGGACCTGGCGACGAGGTCATCGTCCCGGCGACGACGTTCGTGGCGACGGTGAACGCGGTCCTCTACTGCGGCGCGACGCCGGTCGTGGTGGACGTCGATCCGTTGTCATGGACGATCGACCTGGGCGAGATGGCGGCGGCCGTGACAGAGAAGACGAAGGCGATCATTCCAGTGCATCTGTACGGCGTCCCAGCGCCGTCGCTGGAGGACTGGAAGGTCGACTACTACCGCTCGACGGGCCGGCGGATCGTCATCATCGAGGACTGCGCCGAAAGCATCGGGTGCCTCCGCAGCGGCTGGGCGCCGGCTGCGGACATGAACTGCTACTCGTTCTACGGGTCGAAGACGATCACGACCGGCGAGGGCGGCGCCGTCGGCACGCAGGATAAGCTCTTCGCGGAGCGGATCGCCCACCTCGCCGGCCAAGCGATGACGCCGACCCGGTACGTCCACGACGCGCTGGGCTGGAACTACCGGATGACCGAGGTGCAGGCCGCCATCGGCGTGGCGCAGTTGGCGCGGCTCCCAGAGTTCCTGGCGAAGCGGCGGCAGGTGTTTGAGTGGTACAACGCCCGCCTGCCCGACGAGTTCCGCCGGCAGGCGGTGGCGAAGGACGACACCCACGGCTACTGGGCGTTCGCGGTGGTGGGGGGATACGGCCGCAGCCTCGACCCCCGTCGCGTCGAGCGGCTGATGCTCGAGGACGGCATCGAGACGCGGCCGATCTTCCCGCCCGTCTGCCACTTCCCGCATGTGCAGGAGAAGTGCAGAGCGGGCCGCACGCTCGTCGCCGCCGCGCTGTACCGGCACGGCCTCGTCCTGCCGACGCACACCAGCCTGACCGAGAACGATGTGGAGAAAGTATGCGCAAGCCTCGTAAAAGCCGCGTCCTGTTCGTAGGCGGTGGCCGTCGGGTGTCTCTGGCGAATGAGTTCATCGCCCGAAACGCCGACGTCTACGGCTACGAGTCGAGCATCGACGTCCCCTTGGCCGACGTTGCCAAGGAGATCGTCGAAGGCATGGACTTCGATGACCCCGAGTGCGGCCCCGACATCCTCGAGTTCGCCGCTCGCCGGAAGATCACGCATATCGTTCCGCTCATGGACGAGGCCACGGTGGTGTGCGGTGACATGGAGCAGTGCATCGGCTCGCCGGCCGCCGTGGCGATGCTCTGCCACGACAAACTCCACTTCGCCAACTGGATGAAGGAGCACCACCCCGACGTCTACCCGGCCCCGCGGTTGACGCGGTATCCGAAGTTCGCCAAGCCCAGGTTCGGCCACGGCTCCCGCGGGACGAAGGTGCTGCACCGCCCCGAGACAATCGAAATGTCGGCGTCGTGGGTGATCCAGGACTACCTAGACGGCGACGAGGTGTCGGTCGACCTGTTCCTGGGCGCCGGCCAGTGCCGTGGCGCCGTGGCCCGCAGCCGCGACCGCGTCGAGGGCGGCGAGGTCATCGAGTCGACGGTGCTCGCTCCCGAGGCGTCGGTGAACTACCTGATCGACGCCGCGGCGGTGTGTGCGGACTTAGGCGTCGTCGGGCCGGCGAACGTGCAGTTCAAGGGCGGGAAGATCATCGAGGTCAACCCACGTTTCGGCGGCGGCAGCGTCCTGTCGATCGCCGCCGGCCTGCCGCTGGTGGCCCTGGCCCTCGGCCACAACGTGGACGGCCCGCCCTGGAAGATCGCGCCGCTGACAATGCGGCGATACCACGCGGAGAGTTTTCGATGAGTGAGTCGCTGATTGACGCCTACAAGCTCGACTGCCTCGTGGCACTCCTCGAGTCGACGGACAAGCTCGACGGCGACATCGTCGAGGTCGGCGTCTACAAGGGAGGCAGCGCTCGAGCAATCGTCGACAATGCCGGACAGTCGAAGGTCTTCCTGTTCGACACCTTCACGGGGATGCCGAATCACGACCCGACGCTGGACGGGAAGTGGGGCGTTGGCTCGTTCAGTGACACGAGCGCCGTGGCGGTCATGGATATGTTCTACGGCGACAAGCGGGTGAGCGTCTACCCCGGCGTCTTCCCTACCGAGACGGGCCACGTTCTCGCCGGCCGCCGCCTGCGGTTCGTCCATCTGGACGTCGACAACTACGAGTCCTACGCCGCGTGCCTGGACTTCCTCTACGAGCAAGTTGTCCCCGGCGGCCTCCTCGTGTTCGACGATTACGGCGAAGACTGCTGCCCCGGCGCGAAGGCTGCGGTGGACGAGTTCTTCATCGGCCACGCGCAGGTGGTGATCGAAGGCCCGGTGGTGTATGTGGTGAAGCCATGAAGACGGCGGTCATTGACCTGGACGGCGTGATCTGTGAGGAGCGGCCGACGTTCGAGCGGTCGCTGGCGAAGGAGTTGCCAGACGCCCGCGAGATGCTCGAGAGCCTGCGGACGGCCGGCTACAGGATCATCATCCACACCGCCAGATCGTGGTCGGAGTTGGCGATGACGGAGCAGTGGCTGTTTGAACGCAGCATCCCTTATGACCAGTTGGTGATGGGCAAGCCGGTCGCGGACATCGTCGTGGATGATCGGGCGGTTGCGAGCCTGGAGGAGGCTGTCGATGCCGTGCAACAGTGACCATCTGCGCTCGACGGGCTTGGAAGTCGAGTGCAGCCGCATTCTGCTTCTGCTCGACGAGTTGGACGGCAAGGGGCCGCCGAACCCAAAGTCCGGCGGCTGGGACGGCTATGACAAGCGCGCCTACAGTCAGCGGCTGGATCGTGTGTTTGCGGACGAACTGACGGCAGAACTGTGCGGGCGAATCAGCAAGGTCAAAGACCTGTCGAAATACTCCCTGGAACTGCAAGTCTGGGCCAGGGATCACAAGATCGCCGACGCGAAGCGCAAGAAGCGCGAAGCCGAGGAAAAGCAGAAAGCCGCCGACAGGAAGAAGGCGCTGGCGAAGTTGACGAAGGCCGAGAGAAAGGTGCTTGGGCTATGACAGACCGCAAACGTGTTGCCGACAGCAACACGCCACAAAAATCTGTCGCCAAAGCGACAGAACAGCGACAGGAGCCGGTGGCGTGGGCGGTGATGTATCCGAACGGAAAGGGCGTTGAAGAGGTTTTTGAGTGCGAGGCTGATGCCCGCGATGATGCAAGCCATGACCAAGAGATCGTCCCGCTCTACCGCCAGCCGCAGACTTGCCCCTACGTTGTTGGCCGTACCACGCTGCACTGTTCGCTGACGCCGTTCACGCTCACCGACGATGAGCGTGCGGCCGTCCAGTGGTTTGCCCACTACGGACTGCCAGAGCGATATGCCGCCGCGCTCCGCCC